TCAAGGCCTAACCCTCACCGCGATCCGCCCGCCCTTCATGGTTGCCGCCAAGCGCTTCGGCAGCGTGGCCACGGCGCGTTCACGCGGCTGGCCGATCACTTCATTAAAGGGGAGGCCGAAGCCCAGCATGATCAGCTTCGACTCAACGTCATCGAGCTGCTCATCAATCAGCGATTTAACCGGCGCGGTGGTCATGCAGCCTCCTTGCGCTGCCTGGTGATTTTCAGCAGGCGCTGGCAGTAATGGTTGAATTCTTCGACAGTGATTGCGTCGCCTGTGAGCATGTTGGTGATCATCCGCGCCACAACCGCCTGGGCGCCAGGCTCGCTACTTGGGTGCACCAGCGCCTCCAGTGCTTCGTCGATAAGGATGTGCGGGCTCATAGGCCTGCATCCACGTCGTCTTCCGCCTCTTCCCGCTCCGCTGCTACAGCTTCGGCTGCGTAGGGCCTGAGCAGGTCCATGGCGATCTTCTCGGCGGCTTCGATGGGCCGGGGCTGACCGATCAAGTCAGCAGCGTGGCCGCGCGAATCTGCTTGGCTTCCCAGGATCGACGACAGGAATAACCGGGCTAGCGAATCACGCTGATCCAGGCCGTCGATCTGGCGTTGGTTAAGGTGGCCTTGCAGGTAAGTGCAGAACCGGTCGAACGTCACCACCTGCGGTTGACCGAAGCGGCGCTTCCACTTGATGTCCATGCCGCACACCAACTGTTCCGCCGAGTGTTCCAGCCACTCCTGTTCCGGGCTCGCCTCGCTGACCTCTGGAGGCAACTGAGCGTCGTAACGCCCCTGGCATATCTTCAATGCTGCGTTCATGGTCGCCTCCAGGTGGCGTTAGTCGGTGTAAGCGATGTACTTGAATTTCCCTTTCCCGAAGTGCTCGAAGCGACCACCGAAGGTGCCAATCACCAGCTTTTCCACTTCTTCCCGGGGCGTCCCTTCGGGATAAACGCCCTCGCAGATCTGCGATGAATTGGTGTGTGATTTGATCCTGTAGTCGATTTTTGTCGGGTCAAGAGGTCGTGGCTCCCAGCTCCGATAGTTGCCGGTGGTCTTATCCACGTTGACGATGAAGTCGTTGATAATCTCGTCGTCCGCCTCATCCCATTCACACGCATCACAGAAGTGGCGCGGCGCCGTGCAGGCCGAGCAGGGCGGGCTGATGTGGCAGCTGCAGTTTTCCGCCTTACGCATTTGGATGACGCCTTTACAGCCTTTGCGGCGGCAGACATCGCCCTCGCAGTATCCGAACTCGCTCATGGCGACCTCCAGTGTTTGGGGTTAGGCGGAACGGGCGGCGAGCATGGCGTCGGCCATCTGGTAGGCACATACCGCCACGCCTTCATTGATGCTGTCCCAGCCATCCGCCTCAAAGTAGCCGTCGGCGAATGCTGTCCAGGCCGTCGGGAGCGCCTTGGCCGCGAAGTAGTCGCGCAGGCTCATCCCGGACAGATCACGCTTCGTTTCGGCAACTGTCTTCGGCTCAAAAACCATGTGGTCGTAATCCGCGACAGGGAAGGCCGGGCCTCCGTCTTGAATACTCATGACTCTCTCCATTCGTTGGTTCACCCGGTTAGGCGGGCATAAAAAAGCCCTGTCGAAACCGGGCTTTTACCTTCGTACGTGACTGCCGGGCGCATGTGGCGTCGGGCAGCTATTGGCTAGTCCATGATGGTGATCCTCGGTTGTTCGCTCACTGGGAAGGCAGTGGCCACCTCTTGAGTCTGCATCGGAGATCGCTCGAATCTGGCTGGCGAGTAAACCGTCTTCGCCGCAGTCTTCGTCGCTCTGGCTCGGGTAAAGGTGGCCACCCTGCTATCTCGGGGCAGTCAGCCGAGCGATCTCCGATGCAGCCTGGTGCTGGGGAGTGCCAGGGTCTCGGGCAGTTAACGACAGGCTGTCGTGGCGCTGGTTGTTCAGTGGTGCAGCACGCCCCGGCCAAAGGGCTTGAAGCAGCAGGCGCAAACTGCAACGCCCATTTCCTGCTCCAGCTCAATGCTGCGCGCGGTGCGGCGGTAGATGTTCGCCGCGAAGGTCAGTCCGGTGCGCTCAGCCTCATCCGCGATCTGCAGCCATTCAGCTATTGCTGGGTTCGGGGCTGGCTTTGGCGCCAGTTCGATTTCGATCTGCATCATCTTGCCCTCGGTTGATTTCCCGTCAGGCCCTCTTGCGGAGGCCTGCCAGTGAAATCTTCATGCGACCTGGCCGAAAACTTCACGGCTGAAGCCCTGGATGTTCATGTGCGCGCTGACCGTCATAGCCTTGCGCTGATTGATGTGGCTGCGCAGCGCGAGATCCGCCAAATTAGCCTGGTCGGCTTCGAGCGCCGCAATTGCCTCGTCGATACCGCCGAACCACTTCTCCAGCAGCCTGGCGCACGATGCGGCTGCCTCGTTGACCAGCTCATCGCTTGCTTCGAAAACTAAATTGCTCATCGCCCATTCCTCGGTTGTCATCCCAAGCAGCCCTCGCGAGAAGGCGGCTCAGTGATGCTTTCCGCCGTGGCCCGCTACTGGCGTCGGTCACCGGCTTGAATCAAATGTCACTCCAGCCGCGGGCCTTTCGGCTTGTTCTCCCGCTGGATAACTGTTCTTGGCGCTTTACGCTGCACGCCCGGGTCAGTTGCCAACCCTCTGAACCGTTAAGGCCGGTTCATCGCTGCCTTTGAAGCTGGGCCGGTGGTGATCCGGCAAGGGTGTCGCTAAAGAGCGGTCAGGCCCTGAGACCCTGGCGAGTCCCTGTTGGGTGACTCGATGGAGTGAACAATAAGCTAATGCCTAATCATCTGTAAATAGGTAATGCCTAATTATTTAAAGAAAATGTTCCAGTCCGTTATTCCAATTTCGGAGATGACATTCTCGGCGGCGCTGATATAAGCTTTGCCTAAGCTGTATGGATATACAGCATTTACCTGGGAGGGGATTTCATGGCGAAGAAGCAGGCGGAACTGGCAGAGCGGCAGGAAATGAGCGGTATGGCTCGCCTGGGATTGCGCGTCTCGTCGATGATCAATCACCCCGTGGCGCAGGCGCAGCGCTGGGTGACGATTCATCGCCTGGACACGGACGGAGATCGGGAGTGGGAAGAGGTGCTGGGCGTTATCGCCGAAACCGACGAGCTTGAGCTGACGCTCAATGACGACGGCAGCGTGACGGTGAGGTGGGAGCAGCAGGAAGTCGAGGTGGCGGGGAGGGGAGAGGTCGAGTTTGAGCAGGAAGAGGAGCTGGCGCCTTTCTGACGGGTATGAAAAAGCCCGCGCTTGGCGGGCTTTGCGATCCTTAGCCTTTTTGCTCCTGTTGCTGAAGGCAGGCCTGGAAGATTGTATCTCTGAAATCCACGATTGCCTTTTCTTTGTACTTGGGAGATGAGTAGGCGCTCTCTTTGTACGCACCATCAATAAGCATTTTGAAGACTCTGGACGTATAGCTGTTATCGGTCACGGAAGCTTCGTACATTTTTGCCATGGGAACGCCGTTTTGGCGGGCCTTCATCACAGATTCGGCCATCTTATCCATTTGAGGGCAGTCGTATGCTTTGTCTGCCGCAATGGCAGATGAGGCCGTAACCGTCGAGATAAGAACGGCTGCGATCATTGCTTTCATCGGATCCCTCCCATAATTGAGCCAGCACTTTACCATTCGGGGCGTATAGCCACCATTGGCGAGAAAAGCCGAACAGGCCAAATCGCAGGCAAAGAAAAGCCCGCGATGGGGAAAAGCGGGCTTAAAGGGATGTTCTTTAGGAGCTGTGGTAACCATAAGCGCCCGACTGTGAAAGGGATGTGAAATTTCGCGCTCAGTAGGACGTCGCGATCGCTTTGGCGAGTTGCATATCGGACATGAGGGGCGACCTATAGCTCAATCGATAGAGTCGGGATGCTTGCTCAAACTGTGCGCCGCGGATCTCGCCATCCGAACCTATGAACGCCAAGGCGTCGGTTTTGGCTGACTTGAAAATCTTTGGCGGTTCGGTCGTAAGAGAAGTGGTGAATCCAACTAAAATAGTTGGCGCGGAGATTGTGAGAAATATCGCTGCAGCGATAGGGTTGGCGCCATCACCTGATACGGCCTGAGTGCTGACCGATGCCAGTAGGGCGATTGCCAGAGCCTTCCATGAATCCATTCTTCGATGCTTCCATTGCGATCAGAGGACGACACGATAGCAGGGTAGGGGATCGCCAGATACAAGAAGCCCGGCGCTGGGCCGGGCTTTGCTTGCTGCTTTTCTCGTGTAGTGGCATTGTGGAATTTAGATCCGTTAAGCAATGGAGTAGCAGATGTCGGATGAATCTAGCTTCAGGGATGAGCAAAAACGCAATACGATGCTATTCGTTGAGAATGATACCGAGGTATCCCTAAGGTTTGATAATGAAGACCAGTCCCTGTGGGCCACGTATCAAAATGTTGCAGATATTTTTGGGGTTGAACTATCTGTCGCAAAAAAGCATATCAAGAACATCTACTCTGATGAGGAGCTGGAGAAAGGCGCAACCAGTGCAAAATTTGCACTGGTTCAAACTGAAGGTGGTCGTGAGGTTTTGCGTGAAGGAGTCCTTCATTTCAACCTGGATGTAATGATTTCCGTTGGCTACCGAGTAAACGCGAAAAGAGCTGTAAAATTTAGGCAGTGGGCGACGAGAACCCTTAGGGCTTTCATCGAGCAGGGCTACGTCATTAATGAGAAGGCTCTCAGGGAGTCTCCTGAAAAGCTAAATCAGCTCGCAGCAAAAATACGGGCTTTGCGATCCGAAGAGAAACAGGTATACGCTAAAGTTAGAGAGTGCTTTAAAATTTGCTCCTCTGACTACGACCCTAACTCTAAAACTGTCAGAAGCTTCTATGCATTGCTGCAGGACAAGTTTCACCACGCAGTCACAGGAATGACAAGCTCTAAGCTTATCATTGATAGGGCGGATCACCTTGTAGAGTCAATGGGTGTACAAACTATGCGAGGAGATTTTCCAACCTTTGAAGAGGTCAAAACTGGGAAGAACTACCTTAAGAGCGATGAGCTATATAGGTTGCATATTCTATCGGAGCAGTTCATGCTTTTTTCTGAGGGCACCGCGCTAGCAAAGCGCGAAATGACTATGGAGTCGCTGCATCTGCAACTTGATAGGCTGTTAATACTTAATGATTATCCAGTGTTCAGTGGGTACGAAGACTACATTAAAGAGGAGGCTATTAATCACGCACGGCAAGAGCTGGAGCGGTATAAGATTCGTAGAAAAATAGAAGCGCTTGGTTTTGAATATGATGAAGAAGCGCTAGCCGCTGGCGATTATGAGGAGGCGCTGGCCAGTGAGTGAGAGCACAGTAAAGATTCTTACAGTTACAGATCATCCATTCGATCTGCATCAACACAGAAGCCAAGATTTGGTTGCTAAAGGCAAAGAAGCTTTGGAGTGGCTGCGTGAACATGGCGGCTCAGTGAGGGCGGATAGGTATCACTCTTATATTAAGAGTATCGAGAATTTCGGGCGGCATGGAAAGTCGCCAGATACTGAAGAGGAATTCTATAAATTTCTTAATGCGCACTCGGAAACTAACGATCTGATCCGTGTTTATGATGCTCTTCAATCGACTGAGTCATCCAGTTATCAAGGTACCCTGAGAAAAATTGCCTCGGGCAGCGTTTTTCGAGGCAGTGTAATTCATCAGCCAGAGCGTGACTTTCTTTACGAGCTATCAGTTGCGGCTAGAATTTTGAAGGCTGGGTACGAAGTTAATCTTAATGAGCTTGCTGACATAGTTACCTATGTGGATGGCCGGAAAGTATATATAGAGGCAAAGCGAGTTAAGTCGAAGTCGCAACTTGGGAAACGTATTAGTGAGGCAAACAAGCAACTCGTGAGGCGGATATCTCAGGATTCTTCAAGTAAGTCTGTTGGTTTTTCATCAATCGGGCTCACGGATTTATTGAATCCAGATAACTCAATGGCATTTGTTGACGATGCTGAGTCACTGCGTCAGCAAAATGCTAACTTGCTGCATCTTTTTGTTGCTGAAAATGATGCGGAGTTTCATAGGGGCATGACCAATAGATGTATGGGCGTGTTGGCAGACTTCTCCATGCAAGGCATGCAGTTCGATAGAGTGGGCGGGGACATAAGCGATGCTAGGCTTATGAATTGTCGTGTATCGACATTCAGGCGCTACACAACAAGGGCTGGAAAGTTAAATGTTGTTGATCGAATACTTCCGGGAATGGCTAATCAAGCTCTTTATTAGTGAAGCAAGATACGCTGGGGCATAGCTCATCAGCTGGAGACATAGAAGTGGTTCAGCGCTATCAGCTCAACCACTGCCACGATGGCGCAGAGCACAACGAAGCCAGGGCTGAAGACTCGCTTGCGGTTGGATGAGCTGCCCTCCGGCCAAATGCCAGCTTCAGCTGTGAAAACCACCATGAGCGCCAGCCAGGCCCAGACCCAAAACTTGCTCCAGAAGCTCTGCTCTCGCCACGCGGTCATTTGCTCGACCTTTTATCTGTCATGCCTTGCACGCCGACTACGACGTGCCTGAAGGCGGTTTCGCCCTCGGCGTGTCCATTTCGGCCTGGGTGCAACCCATTCTTTTAGCTCGTTCAAGAGTTGCCCAGATACTGCCGTCAGGATCTCCCGATAAGCCTTGTAATTTATGAAGGTACTTCAGGCCGCCGATGACGTTGGTGGTCCCGTTGCACTCCGCGATGCGCTGGTTTTCCGAGGTCGGCATCGGCGCGTTCAGTCCAGCCTTGGCTCCTACGGAAAGCTGAGGTGGTGTGCTGGCGCAACCCGCAATGGCAAGCGTCAAAATAATTGGTGTGACTCTCATTAAAATTCCCTTTATTTGTTCTGACTTTGCGAGTTATCGAAATTTTGGCATCGTCACCTGTGGATCAGCGACTTTCTATCTGTCTTAAGTCCTGATTAATCGGTTGAGGTGCTTAGTAGTCAGGTACAGTTTTGAGTTGCTTCATCGACCATCGCACCACATCGGTCCCTGCATGGTTGCCAGAGATCCAAACCATGTCAGTGACAAACTCAATATCGAGCTTGTCACCTTCAAAACGCCCGACCATGGTTTGCGTTGTGGTGAATCCAAAGGGGCCACGCTCGTCCCTATCTGGCAAGAGTCGTTCACCCTTTAGTTCATTACCTTTGCGTGTGTAAGCCATTGGAAGGCTCACTCCTGGATGATCGTTGGTGTAGTAATGCCAACGCCTCATGACCACCTCTTGGGACTCCTTGGTGCGCCACCAGATGAAGTGGCCGTCATCTTTGAAGTAGAGGTAAACCTGATGGCGCCCCTGTTGGGGCGTTTCCTTCTCGGCGTACCAAAGCCCGGGTGGTGCAGGCCTGGTGGGAGCTACGCTGCATCCCACGAGAAGGAGCAACAGAATTGTGAAGTACAGCCTTCTCATGTATCCGTCCTTGGTGAATGTCGATGGCGCGTCGGCAAGCGCCATCTGCCTGTGTATCGTGTCAGACTGCCTTTGCTCGGGTTATGGCTCCCGCCCTCACATCATCCGCATAACCCACCAGCTTGTCCTCGGTCAACTGAAAGCTCATTGCGATCTTCATCAGCTCCATGGCGCCTTGCTCGTCGCCGTCAACCATCATTCGCTTGGAGACGACATACAAGTCCACGCCCGCCCACTTGAGCAAGGCTGCAGCCTCTTTCAGGTCGCGGCGCAACTGCTGGTTGGGTTTGGTCAGGGCCATGGCTTCATACCGGTTGTCCGTTCCACACATAGAGCACCCGAGCCAGGATATGGGTGTCATCCACTCGGATATCCTCGGGATCGTGGTGCTTGTTGTCCGAAATCATCTTGAAGCGATCCTTGCCTTTCTTCTGCAAGCGCTTCACGTAAAGCATGTCGTCGTGGGAGAACAGGTAGATGCCGTCGCCTGTGAACTCCCGGATCGTGATGTCGACCAGTAGCGGGTCGCGGTCCTTGATCGTTGGCGCCATCGACTGACCCCACCCGGTGATCATCTTGAGGTGGAAGTGCTCTTTGAACGTAACGCCCATCTCGCGCAGATGTTTTGGGCTGACCCGTATGTCCTGAAGCATCTCTGGGTATTCGTGCGGGATCTGCCCGCCACCCATCGCTGCGCGTACGTCGTAGTGGGCAATCCATACTTCGTCACCGACCTGGCCGGGGCGAGAGAAGTCGACATGAATGACGTTGCCCGAGTCGCTTTGTTCTGCTGCGGCCAGCAACCTGGCGCGAGCGTCATCTGAAAGGCTTTTGCCTTTCGTCGCCAACATCTGCCGGACCATGTCAGCGGCAGACGAGGTTAATGAGCGCCCATCATTGCCTTGAGTGGCAGATTCTTCGCTAGTTTCTTCGAGGTTTTCGTAGGAGAAGCCTGGGCGTAAGCCCCAGTGCTCAGGCCCAACGACATCGGAAAAGTAGGCGATCACGTCCATCAGCTTTGATTTGTCGATCCTGCCATTTTTTACCCAGCCCTGTATCGACGGAGGCTTCACGGAGAAGTCGTCTGCGAGGTTCTTTTTCGATACGCCCTTGGCGATCCGCGCGGCCTCGATGGCGGCGCCTAACTCTGGTCCGGTAAGCATTGCCTAATTAAGCCTATTGCGCTGTTGGTTAGGCAATGACTTGCCCGTGATAAGGTAATGCCTTATATTCGACACAAATCTCCAGGAGAGAACTCATGAAATCAGCAGAAGCGGCCAAAGAAGCATCTCGCTTGCTGGGTAGTCAGGTGGAAATGGCGCGCCTGCTGCAGGTCACTGCACCCACCGTTAATCAGTGGTGCTCAGGCGAGCGCCCAGTCCCAGCAAAGCGCGCAATTCAAATCGAAGCATTGACCGGTGGCGCCGTAAACCGCACCGACCTTTGCCCATCCTTTCCGTGGGGGCAGATCGCTTCGTCCTCTGTTGAGACTTCGCAGCAGTCCGCCGCCTGACGTACCTGTCCGCCGTTTCATTGAAGCCATCTTGACCGCAACTGACCCAAGGAAAAACTAGGACATGAAAACGCCCGTACTAGAGACCCGCCGCCAAGTAATGGCGGCCGTGTCCAACTCTTTCCCTGGTGGGATGGATTGCGCAGCTGCTCGCCTTGGCATCAAGGACAAGCGCCTGGAAAACCAGATCTACGAAACCGCTGGGTGCAAGCCGCTGAGCGATATCGAGATCCATGTACTGGAGAGCGAGACCAAGACCGAGCATCTGCCGGATTACATCTGCGCGATGTACGGCGGCGTGTTCGTGAAGATCCCAGAGGCGGGGGAGTTGGACAACGTCGACCTGTACCAGCGCTCTCTGACGGCTTCCGCGCAGCGCGGTGCACTTGACCAGATGGTGGCTGCCGCTCTGGAAGATGGCGAGATCGACGCAGCCGAAGCCAAGAAGATCCGCGCCCTGCACGCCAAGTACATGTCGGCGAGCCTTGAGGCTATCGGGGCGGTAATTGAGTTGCACAAGGCCCGCGCATAAATCGCAGGCACAAAAAAGCCAGGTTCGTGGCCTGGCTCATTGCTACTTCAGCGAGGCAATAATGAATACACAATCGATTCCCGTCAATACCCCCAGCAAACTCGCGCCACGTTTTTCGCAATCTGGAAACGTGGCGCGCGGAGTTTCCATGTCCAGCCTTGAGCTGGTTGACTTCATCAACTCCAAGCGCGAGAAGGGCCAGCCGACGCTGACGCACAAGAACCTGATCGCCAAAGTGCCGCGTGTTCTTGGCGCCGATCAATCGGCTAAGTTTTCAGCCGATTACCTTGATGCCCGCAGCCGCGTACAAAAGTGCTTTGTATTCCCCAAGCGTGAAGCCTGTCTGATCGCCATGTCGTACAGCTACGAGCTTCAGGCGCTGGTGTTCGATCGCATGACGGCGCTTGAGGATCGTGAGCGCGCCCGCGCACTGCCAAGCAATCCCAAGATCATCGGTGAGCTCGCCATCCTGGAGTGCTTCGATCGCCTGCTGAAGCCTGCGAACTCCAGCAAAATGTTGATGCTGGCCAAGATCGCCGCCAACAACGGGCTGGATGCCAAGTTCCTTCCTGGCTACGCCGTTGACGCCGCCCCCGATGCCGCTGGCGGCTCTTCGATGCCTACTAAGGCAATCACCGCCCTGATCAAAGATCACGCCATCGCCAGCACTGCCCGTGCCTTCAACCTTGCACTTGAGGCTCACGGCTTCCTCAAGGTCCTCCAGCGCAAAAACTCCAAGCAGGAAATGGTGGACTTCTGGTCCGTGACCGAGAAGGGCATGGCCTACGGCAAGAACCTCACCAGCCCTCAATGCCCCCGCGAGACGCAGCCTCACTGGTACGTGGATCGCTTCCTTGAATTGGCCGCTAAGGTCGGGAAGGCCTGACATGCAATACACCGTCACGATTAACCAGGTGAAGGCGCTGGAGTGGGGGCTGAATTCTCAGCAGGCCCTGCTGTTTGCCTTCGTCTACGGCTGCCCGAGCTGGACCAAGCCAATCAAGACCGATGACGGGGTCTTCTTCGCGCTGAGCAAGGCCAAGATCACTGAGGAGCTGCCGCTGCTCACCGACAAGCCAGACACCGCTTACCGCATGCTGAAGGCCCTGGAAGAGGCCGGTTTGATTGAGCTTTCCAGCACTTCAAACATCACGCTTTTTCGCCTTACCGAGAAGGCTATCGAGTGGAACCAGAAGCTTGACGGGTCGGAAAAATATCCGACCCCACCAAAAAACAAAGGTCGGAAAAATATCCGATCTACCTCGGATAAATCTCCGAGCAAGGTCGGAAAAAAATCCGAGCAAGGGTCGGATAAATCTCCGACAAATCAGGATACCAATCATCAGGGTACCAATCAGTACACCAGTCAGGACTTGCAGGACGCCACCGGCAAGCCGGCTCAGTCCCGCGGCTTGGTTCTGGTGGTTGACCGCACTGATGGTCCCCGGGTTGAGATCCCTGCCGATATGCCAGGGCCCAAAGACCAGTCCTGCAAAACCTTCAAGGTCTGGGCGAACTACGCCATGGCTTACCGCAAACGCTACAGCGCCTGGCCGGTGTGGAATGCCAAGGTTGGCGGACAACTCGGGCAGTTGGTCGACCGCCTCGGCGCCGATGTCGCCCACCACGTCGCCGCCCACTTCCTGAAAACCAGCGACGCCGCTGTGCTGCGCAAGTGCCACAGCCTCAACGAGCTGCTGGCCAACGCCGAGAGCTATCACACCCAGTGGGTGACCGGGCAGCGCATCAACGGCACGACGGCCCGCCAGATGGAACGGACTGAGGCAAACCTCTCCGCAGCCGAGCAGGCCGCCCAGATGGTTCTGGCCAAACGCCAATCAGGTGACCGCAATGAATACCTTTGAAATGAACGACCAGCAGGTTGCAGGGCTTGCCGCCGCCATCTGCGCAACCGCCGAGGCCATGGGCCAGGAAATGAACCCCGGTACCGCCGCGATGATGGCCGAAGACCTTTGCGCCTACCCGGTGCCTGTCGTCAAAGCGGCGCTGAAGGCGTGTCGCTTCGAAGTGAAGGGCAAGCTGGCTATGGCCGACATCCTTCAGCGTGTCCAAACCTCCGATGGCCGCCCTGGGAAGGACGAGGCGTGGGCCATCGCCATGACGACCAACGATGAATATGAAACGGTGGTGCTGACCGACGAGATCCAGCTGGCTCTGGCCGCTGCGAAACCCATCTTGGATGGCGGCGACAAAATCGGTGCGCGCATGGCGTTCATCGACGCCTACCAGCGGTTCGTGGGCCAGTCCCGCGAGGACGCGAAGCCGGTCAACTGGCACGTGTCCGTAGGCTTTGACGCCAACCGCCGAATCCAGGCAGTGACCAAGGCGATGGAATTGAAGCGAATCCCGCGCGAACACGCCCAGAAGTACCTGGCGGACCTGAGTGTCGAGCCAGTCACCGAAGACGGTCGCGCGATTGCGGGTTTGCTCACCAGCACCGTTACGCGGCCAGCGCCGGCTCTCCGCGAAAAGCTCGAACTGGTGAAGTCATCGATGCTGGAGATGCGTGCAGTCAGTGCCGAGAAAAAAGACGAGATCCGCATTCAGGCAGCCAACGAGTTGGTGGATCGCCGCGCGCTGCTGATCAAACAGGCGCAGGAATTGGAAGAGAAGAGGGCGGTGCAATGACCGACAAGATCAGCGTCAACTGCCAGGCCAAGCTCACGGAGGCCATCACCTGCCTGACCACCATGTACCGGGACAAGAAGTTTGTGGTGGTCTCCATGCGTCCAGGGAAGGATCGCACCCTTGACCAGAACCGGCTGTGGTTCGGGATGTACAAGCGAATCGCCGAGATGACTCAGATCGGTGACGCGGCGGATGCTCGCCGGTACTGCAAGCTGCACTTCGGCGTGCAGATCTTACTGAACGAGGATGCCGGGTTTCAGGCTGAGTGGTACCGGGTCATGCGTCATCTGCCCTACGAAACGAAGTTGGCCATGATGGGCGAGTGCCACCTGTTCGGCCCTGATGGCTTCCCGGTGACCAGCCTGTTCAACCGCGCCCAGGGCGTCCAATACACCGACCGCATCGCCCACTATTTCACCGGCCAAGGCGTGGTGCTTTCCGATCTGCTAAGTCAGGAGGCCGCATGAGCCGTAACTTCAAGCCGGGCGACCTGGCGCTGACCCTAGCAACCAAGTACCGGTTTCCTGCTATGTCCCAAGTTGAACTGATTGTCTTTTTGCGTGAGGACCAAAAGGCAGAGGAACCGGACGGGCATATCTGGAACGCCCCCTACGACGGTTGGGTCGCCGGGCGTGGAGAAGGGGAAGGTTATGGATTTTATGAGCCGTCGCAGTTGATGCCGCTGCGTGGCGACTTCACCCCTGAGCAGCAGAAAGCCAAGGAGGCTGTATGACCATCGAACGGAAGCCGGCCAAGCCGAAAAAATGCCGCGTTGCTACGTGCAGGGCCTCATTCGTCCCTTCGCGGATGGGACAGGCGGTGTGCAGCCCGGCGTGCGCAATGATCGACGCGCCCAGGCATGAGCCGAAGGCGCGCAAGGCGCTGGCCGACATCGAGCGCAAGGACATCAAGGTGCGCAAGGAGAAGCTGAAGTCACGCGGCGACCACATGCGCGAGGCCCAGCAGGCGTTCAACGAGTACATCCGCACCCGGGACCAGGCCGCCGGCCACCTCTGCATATCCAGCGGCAAGCCATTGGACTGGAGCGGCAACGCAGTAGATGCAGGTCATTACCGCAGCGTCGGCTCTGCCCCGCATCTGCGCTTCGATGAGCGCAACTGCCACGCACAGAGCAAGCAGGACAACCGCTTCCTGTCCGGGAATGCTGTGGATTACCGGATCGGCCTGATCGCGCGCATCGGCCAGGAGGCCGTCGACGCCCTGGAATCTGACCAGAGCGTTCGCAAGTACACCGTGGATGAGATCAAGGCCATCAAGGCCAAATACCGGGCAAAGACCAGAGAGCTGAAAAAAGGGGAAGCCGCATGACCTATCGCAACGTTGTTTCAGCAGTAGTTCGCGCCCTTGCGGCCGAGACCATCAGTTCCGCCGGCGGCTGCGACTTCGAGCCGAAGGTGCAGTGCGCCAAGCAGAAGGGGGAGATCGTCGGCAAGGAGGCTGCATTCTTGACTGACTGCTGGGTGTTCGGTCGTCTGCATAAGTCGCTGTCAGTCGAGCACTGGCGCGCCCTGGTGGCGAAGTTTTCCACGCACACAGAGCGCAAGCACGCCGCAATTGCAGAGCTGACCCGGGTCATGCGCTCACCGGCGCCCGAGCGGTTCCGGCATTGCGCGGTGGTCACTTGGGCGCTGCCTCGGCTTCCTGGTGTTGACGGCAAGCGCTCCACCAACGTGCTGCCGGCCGGGTGGTACGAGATGGACAACTGGTCGAACGAGCCGCATCCGATCAAAACCCAGGAGCGATGGAGGCGTGACATTCGCAAGGCGTTGGAGGGCAGCGTGGATCTGGCCTTGGTCGAGGCTCAGCACATCCTTGAACAAGAAGGCCTTGTGATATCAGAAGTCGCTTGACATGTGGTGAGCCAATGAGCCAGTATCCACCCATCCTGTCTTACTTGCGCATGTAGGTGATGCAAGCGACAAACAAACCCGGCCACTGTGTCGGGTTTTTTATTGCCCAAATGCAGGCGAAAGACCGGAAAGACCCTCCTGCTCAATCGATGTTCGAGGATCTACCGATGACCAAAATCACCCGCTGCAAAATGACTCTCCGCTCCAAAGGGCCTGTTCAGGGCTCGACGGAATCACTGACCCGCCTGCACTTCGGTGCAGTGTGGTCAGCCAATCCTGTGGAAGAAGACGCGATCTACGGCAAGTACACACCTTATGGTGAATACACCGTTAACGTGGCCGCCGACCGCGCCGAGCGTTTTGAAGAAGGGAAGGACTATTACTTCGATATCTCGCCCGCTTTGTGAGTCTGCTGGGAAATTTCTCGGTTGAGTTCGGCACGAATATCCCGAACTCGGCCGTCGGCGAGAAGTTTTCCTCGGAGGTTCAAAACGTGACCATTTACATGTGATCTGTGCGTGCTGTAGTCGGATATCACTGCGTGTGGGATTGATACAGCCTCTACCACCTCATAGGACTCGCTGAAAATAACTGCGATCAGTTCGTCGAAATCGCCTTTATCCAAATTGCGTATTACGCCTAGCTGTCTGGATTTGTTAGTAGGGGTGGCACGCCGCGCCTTTATCTGAAATTTTTTGCCGTCATCAGACACTGCATCATGGCCGGCAGATGAGTTGTTGGCGAGCATCAATCCGAGGGCTGAAGCAACCAGCCACTCAGCATAGTCGCCGACTGGATTGTTCATTGTTCTCAGGACTCCACGAGTTCTGAGCTCAGCTATTACTTCAGACTGAAGCCTTAGCAAATCTTTGGTTTGGAGGTTGGCGAGATCCATCGTGCGAGAGTCCTGTAATGCAGAGCAAATGGCGACGGTTGCATTGAATAGCGCTCTGTATCGCCACCTTACACCTACCGGCCTCGGTAACGCCTGTGCGCCGACACCGGGATAGTGGGAAAACTCGCAAATCTATTCAGGGCCTCGACATTGATCGAGGCCTTTTCGTTTTCGGCTCCACCACACCCATTGCTCCTAGCTGGGAGTGTTGTGTGAGCCGATTCAATTTCCAAACATGCCCCACGGAGTCGAGCGCATGGAGTATCTACAGCGCCTGCTCGACAAGATCGACAGGTACGAATTACTGATCGCGGGCCTCGTCGGCGCCGTAATCGCCAGCTGGTGGCACAAGGATGACCTCAACGACTGGCGTGCCTGGGTGATTTTCCTCGTCACCGGCATGGCCTGCTCGATCTATCTTACGAGCATGGTCAGCACCTACCTGGGCGTGACTGAGCCAAAGATCGTCGCTGGCATCGGCTTCCTGCTGGGTGCCTTCGGCGGCTCGCTCCTGGCGGCCATCAACAGAGCCATTAAATCCGCTGATCTCTGGGCTCTCATTCGCCAGCGGTTTGGGGGAGGCAATCCACCATGAATCTTGAACTTATGAACTCCATCGCCTGCGGCCTTATCGCGCTGTGGGCAGCCTGGTGCGTACTAAGCGGGAAGGTGAGGGACGGCATCCTTGGGAAGCTGATCTACACCACGATCGCCATCACAGGCTTTGTCGTGTCGGTGCGCAGCCAAAATATCTTCTTCGGCCCGACCACCGCAGGCCTGACGCTGCACGTCGCCCTGGCTCTGGCTGGCGCCCGACACATCTTCATGGTCACTTACTGGCAGCGGGTGAAGGTCTGGCTGTGTCGGACGCTGAACTGCGAGCACTGTCTGCACTGTGAAAAGGCGCCGGGCGGCATCGAGCGCCGGGGCAAGTAATTCGAGGGCCTACCAGCCCCCGGGAAACCACTGTCGGGCAAGGTTCACCGTCACACGCAGTGCATGTTGGCTTTGCTCGCACTCGTGCTGCTGATCTTCGGGCGTTGCTGGTTTGCGCCACTTAAGGTTTGCCGCCAAGCCTTTGGCGTAGGTTTTTTCAAATTCTGGGCTGGCTTCTTTGGTAAGGCGCATCGCTTTCGCATAGTCCGCTTCAAGGTCATCTGGCAGCGATTCACAAGCCAGCTTGGCCTGCTGATACCTAGCTGCGTACATGTAGCCATCAGTAGGAGCTTCGTCGTAGCTGTAGCGGGATGGCTCTGAAGCCAGCGCTGGGCCAGCGAGAAGTAGCGCAGAGAGATACAAGCGTCCGTGCATGGGTTCGAAGTCTCGAAAAAAATCACAGTCGGCAGAGTATACCCGGCTGATCCGCGCCACGTTTTTGAATGCGCCATCCATACAGTGGCGCGCCAATTATGAGGAATCATCCATGGACAACCAGCACAAGAAAATCACCGGCTATCGCGACCTGAGCCAGTCCGACATCGATGGCATGAACTCCGTCAAAGCACTCGAAGCTGATGCGGGCGAGCTGTTCAAGCAGATCGGCCAGATTGAAGGTGTGGATCAACGCACCTTGGCCCGCGCCGAGACCAGCCGCAGCAGGGCCTCATGTGGTTCGTTCGTTCGCTCGATCGCAAAGCCGGCCGACCCGTTCAGCTAAGGGAGCCAGCTTTAGGAAAAGCTGCAGGCTTCACCCTTTGTCGAACAATGTCTTCACAAGCAGCGCTTACAGATATTTCATCATGTAGAGCAAACCAAACCAGTTTGGCCGATTATCGCCCCCATGGTCATGGTTGCCGTTATCGCTTGTACTTAGGGTACTGATATAGCAGGCGTCACCTCTACCTTGATAGCCTTGCGGCGACGGCTGCGGGGATCGTTTTTGAATAGTGTAAGAATGATTGTGATCGCCGCTAGGCTTCAATAAGTTAGCGCCACCTGATTTGCCATACGACTGCGCGGATGCGGTCCCCATTGGAAAACGATCGTCAATCAGGTTTGGCGCGTGACGGTTAAAGAAGGGGGAGTTCTTGTCTGTGATCTCCTGCCCGGCACACAAGCACCATCCTATAGGCAGCTCTATTTTGTGAGGGAAGTACACAGGCAATATCGTGCCAACCGGCCACTCATCTGCCCCTAATGTATTGAATTTCTGTGGGTTCAGTACTGCTTCTGGAACGTCCTTCTCGATGTCTAGGGTATTCATGCGGCGTATCCCCGGTTAAATACACGATTTTGGCGTCTACCAAATTAGAGCGCCGTCATTTGGTGCTGCAGTTCAAGCGTAGCGGAAATATGGTGTCGTAAAGCCATGATGCGGTTGAATCTTTAAAAACAGTTGCGAGTCTCCATGACTACTAAGCAGCCTAACTGGGAGGTGATCAATGATTCGTCCCGTGCCTCCAGCTACGTTGCTTGAATTGTCAGAGGTATCCGACTGCGGAATACGCCTGATACCCGCACCCGATGTTTGGGAATGGCTCCAAGCCGAGATCCTTTCTGACACCGGAACCATTCACAACGAAGACCATGCCCACCTACTGGATGCAGACATCCGGGTCATGTGGGCGTGATCGAGCTTCTATCAAAACAACGCATAGCTAAACTTGGTGCGAGGGATGCGTGCCGTAGCCGTCCTTGTTTCGTGATAAGGCTGCCCGACACCATAGAGCTTGTCCTCAATCATAGCTCTCACGTCAATCGCCGGGTCGTAAGGGAAAATGCCCAACGCCCAGATTGATCGTAGATCTAGCTGTGACTTTCGAATCTTGGCCACCTTGGCGAGGTCGGCGACCATATTCGTAAGACAGTTCCCTAGCTGAATATGTTGCTTTATCTCGAGCGCAACATAGCGATCTTTAGGCCAGTGTTTCTTTCTGATAATGAAGTCTGGCTTGAAAAAATATCCCAACTTTTCTCTGCGATAATCAAATTCAACTGCGTATTCGCGCTCCCAGTCAGGTTCGGAAATATGCTCTGACAGGAAGCGTGCGAATTCGACCTGAAACCAAATTTCCCATCCGGTTATTTGCTGCTCCTGGATGACTCGTAGGGCCGACCGAATATTGGGCATTTTAAAGAAGCCGTTGAGAAGCTCGTGCATGTATTCAAAGTCAGCTTGTGGCTTTTTCATCTTCATTCCTAGATTTTCGTCCGGCACCGCCTCCCGCGGCGCGTACTGATACCGGCATCCCGCCATCATTTCAAGTCCTACCCAAGCGAGGCACCAAAGTCTCAAGGAACCCCTATGGCGCTGACAGCAAAACAGCAGCGCTTCGTCGATGAGTACCTGATAGACCTGAATGCCACGCAAGCAGCTATCCGCGCGGGGTACAGCAAGAAGACGGCGCGGCAGATAGCAGATCAGAACTTGTCAAAACTTGACATCAAGGCAGCGCTCGAAAAGCGCATGCAGTCAAGGTCGGCCCGCACCGAGATCACCCAAGATATGGTGCTTCGCGAACTGGCGAAGATCGGCTTCAGCGACATCCGTAAGGTCATCCGCTGGGGAGAGACGCAGGTCCGCATGGTCGACGGGGAGGATGACGCCCCTGAGGACATGGTTCCGTACCACGGCTTGGCACTGATCGACTCAACCGAGGTGGACGACTCAACAGCAGCAGCTATTGCTGAGGTATCTCAAGGCCGTGATGGGCTGAAGGTCAAGCTGCACGACAAGAAGGGCGCGCTGGTAGATATCGGCCGACACCTCGGTATGTTCACTGCGCCGGGGCATGCCGAGCTTGATGCTGAGCTGAAGCGTCTTGAGGTCGAGAAGCGACGTGCTGAGCTCAAGCTCATCGAGAAAGGCGGCGGCAACTCCAACGCCCAGCTACTGGCCGATCTGATCGCGAGGCTGCCGTCATGAAGGCCAACACCGGCAACCTGTTGTTTGATCGCCAACTGTCGCGATGGTATCCGCTCAAGGATCACCCGGTGCAGCTCGCTCTCGTCGCGGCCGTGTCTGAGGGCATCCGCTTCCCGCTGGTACCTGCTGGGCGCCGTAGCGGCAAGACTGAGCGGTTCAAGCGCTTCGTAGTGAAGCAGGCATCGGCGTACACCGGCATGTACTTCGCCGCCGCACCAACGCACGCCCAGGCCAAGAAGATCTTCTGGGATGACCTCAAGGCCTTCACGCTGTGCTGCATGCACAGTCGCCGGCCGTCCGAGTCCGACCTGATCATCTATCTGGACAATGGCAGCGAGATTCACGTCATCGGCCTGGACAAGCCGCAGCGGATTGAGGGTATCCCTTGGACCGGCGGTGGAATTGACGAATTCGCCGACATTAAGCCGGACGCCTGGGAGGCAAACATTCTCCCGGCGCTGAACACCGTCAACCCAACCATGCCGGATTACCGGGCCTGGTGCTGGTTGCTCGGCGTCCCGGACGGCCTGAACCACTATTACGACCTCTGCATGCAGGCTGAGTCTGGCAATGACCCGAACTTCCGTGTGTTCCATTGGAAATCGGCCGAAATTCTTCCGGCTGACGTAATGGACGCAATGAAGCGGGCTATGTCGGCCAAACAGTTCAAGCAGGAGTTCGAAGCATCGTTCGAAACGGCGTCTGGCCGGATCTACGAGGACTACAGCAAGGCGAACACCACGAACGCAGCCATTGAGCCGCATGAGCAGCTGATGTGGATGCATGACCAGAACTTCACGCCTCTATCATCCGCGATCGGTGTCCGGCGCAACGATGGCAAAGACCTTTATCTGCTCGATGAGATCGTGCTGATCAGTGCGGTATCGAAGCAGTCGGCTGCTGAGTTCGTGGACAAGTTCAAGGATCACAAGAACAAACACGTCCTGATCTACGGCGACCCGGCGGGCAAAGCGGGCGAGAAGCACGGCCATGCGTCTGACTACACCGACATCGAGGGCGTGCTCAAGGCTAGTGGCTGGACGTACACGCGCAAGGTCAAGCCGGCGCACCCGTCCATCAAGGACCGGCAGAACGCCGTCCGGGCGAAGATCCTGACTGCCTCAGGCGAAACCAGCCTGTTCATCAATCCCGTCACCGCTCCATGGTGCCACAAGGGCTTGAGTACGGTTCAGCTTCAGATGGGCTCGACCTTCCAGGAAGACCAGAAAAACGACTACCAGCACATCACTACGGCGATCGGCTATTGCATCGACGTTGAGTGGCCGTGCATCAAACGCACCGCATCCACTGAAAATCTGAGAATGTGACCCCATGAGCAACGACCCAAGCAAAACGCTACCGGCCGTAGACGCCATGCGCGAAGACTGGGCTCTTGTTGACGCGCTGATGGGCGGAACTAAGGCGATGCAACTGGCTGGCAAGGTCTACCTGCCGAAGTGGCCAAAGGAGGATGACGACGCCTATAAGGAGCGCCTGTCGCTCTCCACGCTACTGCCTGCGTTCAGCGAGACCGTCCAGAACATGAAGGGCAGGGTGTTCGCAGAACATATCGCGCTCGGCGACGATGTGCCTGAGTCGATCAAGACCTACGTGCAGAACTTCGACCGCCAGGGCAATAACCTGCAAGTCTGGGCTCAACAGCTATTCACCGTAGGGCTTTCCCATGGCCTTTGCCATGTGCTGGCTGATTACCCCAAGACGAAAGACGAGCAGGGCAACTCTGTCGTACGCACTGCTGCGGACGAGAAGGCCGCCGGTGTTCGCCCATATGCGGTGATGATTCACCCCCAGCAGGTGATTGGCTGGCTCACAGAAGAGAAGGGCGGCGAATGCTCGCTGTCTCAGTTTTGGTATGCGGAGGCTGTCGAAGAGCGCGTCGGTGATTTTGGTGTGACCATCATTCCGCAGATCAGGGTTTTGATCCCTGGTGGCTGGAAGGTGTACCGCAAGACAGAGGACGCAAACGGCAAGAAGGAGTGGACCAAGACTGACGAGGGGACGAATACGCTGTCGGTCATCCCCCTTGCCACGTTCTATACCAAGCGCACCGGATTCATGACGGCGATACCTCCGCTGCTGGAGTTGGCTCACCTCAACAAGAAGCACTGGCAGTCCCAAAGCGATCAGGACAACATCCTGCACGTCGCCCGGGTGCCGATGCTGATGATCTCCGGTATCGACGACGAAGCTTTTGAACTCAAGGTCGGGACCAGCTCAGCGACAAAGCTGCCTACCGGCGGCGACATGAAGTGGGTGGAGCATACCGGGACGGCTATTGAGGCCGGCCGCAAGTCGCTGGAAGACCTTGAAGATCAGATGCGCATAGCTGGTGCAAAGCTGCTTCAGAAGGACAAGCAGTCCACGAAGACTGCGACCCAGGCTGAGGAAGAGGCGGCTCAGGAAATGAGCCCGCTGCAAACCATGGCCGGCCAACTGGAGGACACGCTTGACCAGGTGCTTCAGTTCTTCGCGCTCTGGAAGGGTGAGAAGGAAGGCGGCCACGTGAAGGTGAATGGCAACTTCGACGTGGACTTCGCACCGGAAACCACCCTTCCACTGCTGCTCAATATGGCAACCCAAGGCCGGCTATCTGACGAGACCCTGTTCAATGAGTACAAGCGCCGCGGCGTGGTCTCGGATGACATTGAGTGGGAGGTCGAGAAGCAGAAGATCGTCGACCAGGGGCCAGCGCTCGGAGCTCTATAAATGCCAACGGTCAATGAGATCCTTCAGGACGAGCATATCGCTCATGCGGTATCGCTGGAGAAGTACAAACTTGGCGTGGTGCGGCGCATCATCGCTCAGTTGAATCGGTCGGATGCCAGCCTATCGGCAGCGCTGACCGAGGCCCTGGAGCGCATGCCCGCCGAATCGTTCACCGTTGAGCGCCTGGAACTGCTATTGGGCGAGGTGAGGGCAGCAAACGCCCAAGCCTACGACCAGGTGTTCACCGCGCTTGAAGCTGACCTGCAGGAGCTTGCGGGCTACGAGGCCAACTGGCAGCAGACGCTGTTTCAGCAGGCGCTGCCAGAGCCGGTGCTGGTGCGCTTCCCGTTGGTGAGCATCAGTTCTGAACAGGCATATGCGGCCGCGATGTCTCGGCCGTTCCAGGGGCGGCTGTTGCGCGACTGGGGCAAGCAGGTTGGCGCTGAGCGTATGGTCAAGGTTCGCAATGCGATCCGATCCGGCTACCTGGAAGGCAGGACCACCGACCAGATCATCCGCAGCATCCGCGGAACCAGGGCGGCTGGCTATGCCGACGGCTTCCTTGAGCGGCCCCGCAAAGACTTGGCAGCTGTCGTGCAGACAGCCGTGAGCCACACAGCGGCCACGGCACGCGAACAGTTCAACGTGGCAAACAGCGAGATCCTGAAGGCCGAAGATTGGCTCAGCACCCTCGATACGAAGACCTCCACCGCCTGCATTATCCGGGACAAGCTTTCGTATGAGGTCGGCACGCACAAGCCGATAGGGCATAAGGTGCCATGGCTGCAAGGTCCGGGGAGGATTCACTTTTGCTGTCGCAGTACCTCAACGCCGCGAACCAAGTCATGGCGAGAGCTTGGCATTCCCATTGACGAGATGACGCCAAGCCAGCGGGCGAGTATGGATGGTCAAGTGCCAGCGGAAACGAACTTCAGCACCTGGCTTTCTCGCCAATCCGATGCGCGCAAAGCTCAAGTGCTTGGCCCGATGCGGTACCAACTCTACAAGGACGGCAAAAGCCTCGAGGATTTCTACTCGCCTACAGGCGAATGGTTAACCCTGGAGCAGATCAAGCAGCATGACGTTAAGGCATTCGCTAAGATGGCTGCATGACCGACAAGCCCAAGCTTCATCTCATTCAAGGCACGCCAGCCCCGGATACTCCGGCGGCACAGGTGCGCAAGCGCGTACGTGCGATGCCCAAGCCGGCAACGATGGTCCAGTGCCATCGCTGCGGCGGGCGCGAGGTGATCGAAACGAAGATCGGTGTGCTGATGAAGAATGGCAAGCCCACCGGAGGTACTAAGCAACTCCTTTGCGTGGGCTGTATCCTAAGAGGTGAGAGGGTTGTATTGAATTGATCGTTTTGAATTAGATCAAATACCTTAATTGGTTTCATGCCAGCCGTTGTTGTAGGGCTTTTCCGTCCAATACCAGCGCGGGATGGGGTTTTTAGGGCGCTGTTTGTCTTTCATGAACTCTTTCGCGGAGTCCTCTAAAAAGTCCAGCGCTTGCACTGGTCGATAGAAACTTTGACCTTCTTTGGCATTGTTGAAATCGCGTTTTGTCAGTTTGAAAACACCTGTCTGAACAAGTGCTTCCACGACGTCGTTTGTAGCCTGCATTGTGTTGCGATAAGGCGAGTCAACTGGCAAAAAGCACATGCGAAGCATGGGATCAAGCGATGCAATGTGGTCGTGTGGGAATTTTGATAAACGCTGTTGACGTGCACCCACAGCCATTGAGACCAAAGAGGTTTGTTGGCAGTAGTCGACCAACTGAACAACGTCAATAGATGCGCCCCCGCCGTGTGGGAGGCGGATGCTAAGTTTGTCAGTGCTCAGTAGAGAGGTGTTGACCGGAGCCGCAGTCTCCTCTTTGAAGGGGCTGATAAGCTTGGTGTATGCGGCGTAAGGCAAGACCGCAAAGAGCGGGTCTTTTTGGTCTCCATAAATGAATTGAACTTCAGTGGTCATGATGCATTCCTTTTTCGTGTTTGTCGTGAAATAAACTACCAAATGAAAGCCTCTCGCGCAATAGAGTGTCGAAACTTTGTACGCAGGTGACGTCTGTGTACGCCAATACCAGCCCTGGCATCCGCCGGGGCTTTTTTATGGGCGCAATTCCGGATGGATAGCGCTGCACCGGGCCGGATGGCCCACCAGATGGGCGGATGCCCGGAGATGAACCGATGAAACTGAAACTTGACGAACAAGGCCATGTGGTTGTGCAGGATGGCAAGCCGGTCTACACGCATGAGGATGGAAAGGACGTGGCGTTTGACGCGCCGTCGGCTGTATCCAAAATCACTGCTCTGAACGCCGAAGCCAAAGGGCATCGCGAAGCCAAAGAAACTGCCGAGGCTCGGGCCAAGGCATTCGAAGGCATCGAAGACCCTGAAAAGGCCCGCGCAGCACTGGCTACCGTCGCAAACCTCGACGCCGGGCAATTGGTCCAGGCCGGTAAGGTGGATGAGATCAAGCAAGCAGCCATCGCCGCCACAGAGGAGAAGTTCAAGGCCCAGGTGACCACGCTCGCTGAGCAGATCAAAACCGTCACTGCGGAGCGAGACACCACCACTGGCATTCTCTACCAAGAGAAGATCGGCGGCGCCTTCGGTCGCTCCAAGTTCGTCACCGACAAAATCGCCGTTCCGCCCGACATGCTGCAAAACACCTTCGGCAAGGCCTTTAAGGTCGAGGAAGGCAAGGTCGTGGCTTACGGCGACGATGGCAACAAGATCTACAGCCGCGCTCGTCCTGGCGAGCTGGCTGACTTCGACGAGGCGCTGGAAGCCCTGGTCGAGCGCTACCCGTATCGCGACAACATTCTCAAGGGCTCCGGCGCCAATGGCGGCGGCGCTCCGAACAATGGCGGTAAGGGTGGCGACAAGAAGACCCTTCCGCGAGCCGCATTTGATGCGCTTGATCCAGCCGCCAAGGCTGATCACGCACGCAATGGCGGCTTGGTAACTGACTGACCAAAGCCGCCGGGTGTTGCCCGGCAAGTAATCAATGCCCGCCACTGAGCGGGCTTTTTTGTGGAGAAAGCCAAAATGGCGAACACCTTGAACGGGCTTGTGCCTGCTCTTTACGAAGCTCTGGACGTTATCTCTCGTGAGATGACAGGCTTCATCCCGGCGGTATCCAGAGACTCGTCCGTTGCCCGTGCGGCAATCGGCCAGGACGTGTTGGTGCCTATCACCAGCGAAGCAGCTTCGGCTGATAACACCCCAGGCGTAACTGCTCCGGACTCGGGTGACACCATCGTCGACAACGTCGCGGTAGCTATCACCAAGAGCAAGCACGTTCCGGTGCGCTGGAATGGCGAGCAGACCAAAGGCCTGCAAAACGCCGGCACCTTCTCGTCCATCCAGGCTGACCGCTTCTATCAGGCGATGCGCACGCTGGTGAACGAGGTGGAGAAGGATCTCTGGTTCGAAGCCTACCGTAACGCCTCGCGCGCCTACGGCACTGCCGGCACCACGCCTTTTGGTACTGCGGCTGACCTGTCCGACTTCGCCGGCGTGCTGGGTATCCTGGAGCAAAACGGCGCACCAACCAACGACCTGCAGCTGGTCCTGGGCCACTCGGCCATCGGCAACATGCGTGGCAAGCAGTCCGGCCTGTTCAAGGTCAACGAGGCCGGCTCCAGCGACATGCTGCGCAACGGCATGACCGACCGCATCATGAACATGGCGATCCGTCATTCCCACCAGGTGGGCCGACACGTCAAAGGTACTGGCGCTGCGTACGTCACCAATGGCGCTACCGCCGTAGGTGCGACCAATATTGCTCTGGCGACTGGCGCGGGTACGGTCCTGGCCGGTGATATCGCAACCTTCGCGGCTGACGGCGACAACAAGTACGTCGTCGGTGCTGGTGTTGCGGCCCCAGGCACCATCACCCTGAGCAAGCCCGGCTCGCAGATCGTCATCCCAACCGGCAACACCCTGACCTTGGGTAACTCGTACACCGCGAACGTGGCGTTTGCCCGATCGGCGATCGTACTGGCTACCCGTGCCCCGGCGATGCCAGAGGGTGGCGACTCGGCGGACGACGTGATCACCGTCACAGACCCACTGACTGGACTGTCGTTTGAGATCGCGGTCTACCGCCAGTTCCTGCAAACGGCCTACCACGTCCGTTTGGCCTGGGGCTGCCGCGCGATCAAGGATGAGCACATCAGCCTGCTGGTCGGCTAACTCAACCACAACGACAACCAGGGGCTTCGGCCCCTGCGTTGTTCTGGAGAATGACAATGGCTGGACTGACGAAAGAACAGAAGGCGGCAAAGGTGCTGCTGGCCAAGGCTATCGAACTCAGCGGCTTGAGCGTGGAAGCTTTTGAGGCCTTGGGCGAGCAAGAGCGTGCCGACTGGAACAAAAGCGCACAGGACGCGATTGATTTGACTGCGGCAGAAGCTCAGCGCCTTGCGGATGAGGCTGCGGCTGCCAAATCTCAAAGCAATCCTGTCGCGGAAGACGACGAACCGGATTACACCGGCCTGGTGAAGGTTGAACAGGGCGGTGAGGAATTGCATGTTCATCCTTCCTGCCTAGATGACCACAAGCGTCTCGGCTGGAAAGAGGTCTGACATGGCTCTGGTGATCGAGAACGGCAAGGTGGTGCCAGGCGCCGATAGCTTCGCAACGGCCGCCGAACTGGTCACCTACGCCACGAGCTTCGGCAAGGTCATTCCAACCGACGAGGTCGCGCAGGAATCCCTGCTGCGCCGCGCGGCCCTGCAAATGGACGCGATGCCATGGAAGGGCAGGGCTGTGAATCGCGATCAGGCGCTGGCCTGGCCTAGAGCTGAGGTTAAGCGTCAGGGCTGGGTGTTGCGGCTCGACGAAATCCCGCCACAGATCAAGGCTGGCCAGATGGCCTTGGCCGCCGAGATCCATGCTGATGACCTGATCGCGCCTGAAACCAAAACGGGAGCAGTCGTTTCCGAAACTGTTGGGCCGATCAGCACCACGTTTGCAGTTGCCACCAAGTCGGTGAGCAAGCCGGCAGCAACCCGGCAGTCGTATGCCCAGTTCTCCGGCCTGCTGGAGTCCTCAAGTCAGGTCAACTTGGTACGAAGCTGATGGCAGACATCTATGATCGGGCTAAAGCGGGAGCTATCAGGGCGCTTGCCCCGCGATCCAAGGGCGGTAAAGGGTTGGAGCTTTCCCTGATTCGCGTTACCCCTGGCGAGTACGACCCTGAGCTTGGAGGTAGTCCTGTGATCACAGAGCAATTCGACGGATCAGGGCTTCGCGAGAACTATCGCCAGCAAGATATCGACGGCTCATTGATCAAGCAGGGGGATGTCAAGATCCTGATCTCACCGGTGCTACTGGATGGCGTAGACACGCCGCTGCCGGTGACGCTGGATAAAATTGCCTTTGACGGCGACACCTACACGGTTCAGCACGTTGACCCGTGGGACTACGCCGGCATCGCTGTTGGCTTCAGCGTGCAGGCCAGAAAATGAGCTTCAGTCTGGACATCAGGGAGTTCGCCGAAAAGACCAAAGGGAACATCGAGGAGATCGTTAAAAAGGTCTCCATTGACCTTCTTAGCTCTGTCGTCGACCGCTCTCCAGTTGGTAACCCTGAGTTGTGGGCAGCGAACATAGAGCACCGTGCAGCCAATACCCGGGCGGCGGACGACTACGACTTCAAGGTCGCAGCACGCAACACGGTCATCAACCTGACCGACAGCAACTTCACCAAGTCCGGCAAGCTCAAGCGCAACGTGAAGTACGCCAAACCCCTCACAAAGACTGAGCGTGACCAGAATTTCAATGTGAACGGCTTGGTCGCGGGCAAGAACTATGTCGGCGGCAGGTTCCGGGGTAACTGGCAGGTTTCGTTTGAGGTCGGTGCCGCCGGCATGCTGGACCTTGTCGACCCAACTGGCTCTGCCGCCAAAGCCATTGGCAAGGGTGTTCTTGAGCATTACCAGATCGGCGTCGGGAAAATATGGATCATAAACAATCTCCCCTATGGCCCGCGGCTTGAATACGAAGGTTGGTCCAACCAGGCACCAGCCGGAATGGTGCAGATCACAGTCACTGAGTTTCAGATGTAAATCAACAAAGCCGTCTCGGAGCTTTCAAAATGAGCGACCGGATTATCCGAAGTCTGTTTGAGGCGCGCCTGAAGGCCTGGGCTGACGCACGCACACCCAATTTGGTGATCGCTTATGAAGGCGTGACCTTCACGCCGCCAGCCGGTGGCGCTACTTACCTGAGGGTATACCTAATGCCCGGGAACACCGATAGCGAGGACCTGGCAGGCAAGCACACCTCCTATCGGGGCATATTTCAGGTCAGCGTGGTTACCGCGTCGGGCTCGGGCACCGGGGGCGCCGGCTTGATTGCGGAGGAGATCGCCCAGCTGTACCCGAACAATCTTCCTTTGACCAAGGCGGACTTCACTGTCTATGTCCGCTCACCAATGGCCACCGCTCCAGCGATCCAGGGTGAGACCACAAGTACTTCGCCCCTGTCGTTTCGGTACCGAGCCGACACCTTCTAATCCGCCCGTTGGGCAAACCCCGAAACCCGCCTCTGTGCGGGTTTTGTCATTTCTGAAAAGAGGAAACACCCATGCAAATGCCCAACGGCGCCACTCTTGAGATCGCGTCCATCTACGGCACGCCGATCCCATTCACCACTCTGACCAACGCCAATCCAGCCGTCGCGACCGCTGCGGCGCACGGTCTGGCCGAGGGCGACATCATTGCCGTAAATTCTGGCTGGACCCGCCTCGATGGTCGCGGCGTTCGAGTTGGAACTATCGCCAGCGGCACGTTCGCGCTGGAGAACATTAATACGACCAGCATTCAACAGTATCCCGCCGGCTCGGGGATTGGTTCCGTTCGCGAGGTGACAGCCTTCACCGAGATATCGCAGATTACTGAGATGAACTCCAGTGGTGGTGATCAACAGTTCCTCACCTTCGGCTTCCTGGCTGACGATGATGATCGCCAGATGCCGACCACAAAGAACCCGATCACGCTGACCTTCACGGTCGCTGATGATCCGTCCAAGCCTTACGTGGCGGTGTGTGAAGCTGCTGACGACGACAAGCAGGCTCGTTTGCTTCGCCTGAACCTGCCGGGCGGCAGCAGCATCATCTACAACGGCTATGTGTCGATCACGTCGACCCCGACCATGTCCCGCAACAATCTGATGACCCGTGTGATCAGCCTTGCGCTGACCGGTCGCCCAGCCCGTTACGCGGCTGCGGTGTAACCCATGGCCAAGTTCAAATTGATCCAGAAACCGACCTTCAAGGCGCCAGTGATGATCCAGCGGGCCGGGTATAACGCCGAAAAGGTGGAGTTCGAGTTCAAGTACCTGGACCGTACCGCGCTCGCCGAGCTGTACACCGGCTGGAACGAGCGGCACGACGAATTGAGCAAGCAGCTCGGCGACATGGACCTCACAGCTTTCACTGCCGCCCAGATCGCCTTGCAAGCCGACCAACTGCTGGATGTGGTCGTCGGCTGGGACATTGAAGAAAAGTTCACGCCTGAAAATGTGCGCATCCTAGTCAACTCGATCAATTCGGCGCCAAAGGCGGTGCTGAATGCTTACGCCGAGGCTTTCAGTGAGGCACGCCTGGGAAACTCCTAAGCGCCTCCCGCGCGCTGTATGAGCCGGGGCCGTCAGATGCAGATTTGATGGCCTTCGGTTTGTCGCGCCAGGACATCCCCGAAAAGGAAGTCGGCATCTGGCCCGACAACTGGGACGCCTTCAAGGTCTTTGAGGCTATGAGCACCCAGTGGCGCACAGGCGCGTGCGGCGTAACAGGCATGGACTACAGCGTTCTCTCCGGGGTGATTCGGATGTGCGGCGTACCGATCAGCCGGCGACAAACCATTTTCAGCGACTTCCGGCGGATGGAGGCTGAAGCCCTGCAGGTGATGGCGGAACAGAGAGAAAACAAATGAGCACCAATTTCGCTTCCCTGGGTATCGCGGTCGAATCGTCGCAGGCCGCAAAGGCTGCTGATGATCTGGATAAGCTGGTCGATTCCGCTGAAGGCGCCCAGAAGGCCATTCATGACCTGGGTAAAACAGGCGAAGGCTTGGCCAACACCGGTAAAAAGGTTTCCCAGGCAGAAGCGGACATTGCGCAAGGCATCGATAAATCGACGGCGTCCAGGGATCGGCAAGCCGGAGCAAGCCGCAAGGCAACTGACAGCGCAGTTGCGGAAATTTCCGTCATCAGTCAGCTCGACAAGGCGATGACGGGCAATATCTCCAGCATGGAGTCGCTGGTTCAGGCTGAGGGTTTGCTAGAGCGCGCCCGCAAGGTCGGCTTGGTCACCATCGAGGAGCAGGCGAAGTACCAGGATCAACTGGGAAAGGCCTACGACAAGATTGAAAAGGCGGAAGCCAAAGAGCTGGCCCAGAAGCAAAAGCTGATCGAGGCTGAGAATCGCCAGATTGAGGCGCTGAAGCGCACCGTCAACGGAATTGACCCGGTAACCGCCAAGCTGGCGAAGCTTGAAGCTCAGGAGAAAGCGCTCAACGACCTGCATAAAACGGGTCAGATCGACGCCGACCGTTACAACGAAGCCTTGGCCAAGATCGGCAAAGACCGCGCAGGTCTGACTGAAGCCGCGGGTGCTTTCGACAAGCTGAAGCTCGGCACCCGCCAGGCTCAGGAAAACGTAATGCAGCTCGCCAACGCCATCCAGGCGGGTGATCTCGGAAGCGGGGCGCGTGCGATCGCTCAGCTGGGTGCTGGCGCCGGTGAGTCGGCGAAAAGCCTGGCAGGTATGCTGATCCCGGCCGGCCTGCTGGTCGCCGTAATCGGTTCGCTGGGCTACGCATACTTCGATGCAATGAAGCAGGCGCGAGAGTTCAATGCCGCGATCAATGGCGGTACGAATGGTGCCGGGCAGACCATCGCCAGCCTGAAGGACATGGCCGATGGCGCTGGGCGCGTCACCGGCAACCTGTCCGGCGCGCGCGAGGCAGTTGTTTCGCTTGCATCCGGGGCTGCTACCAGCGGCACGCAGATGCGTAATCTGGCTGAAGCCGCAGCGGCCGTGAGTGAAGTAACCGGCCAGGGCGCTGGCGACCTCGCCAAGTCCTTTGCCGCTGCCGGCGAAACGGCCACCGAAGCGGCAGGCAAGATCAGCAGCCAGTACGGGCTGCTGACCCTTGAGCAGTACCAGGTGATCAAAGGGCTGGATGACCAGGGCGACAGTCAGCGCGCGTTGGATGTGCTCAGCGAAGACCTGAATCAGGCCGCACTTACGCGGCTGAAGACCTACCGCGAGTCACTATCCGACGTAGAGCGCGACTGGGACAGCATCAAGACCGCTATTAAAGGCGCGTACGCCGAAGTCCGGTCGGAAATTTTCCCCGACTTGGCCAAGCAGATCGAGATCACGCAGCGGGTGCTGGATACGCGCAAGGGGGGTGGGGTGGCTGGTGCCATTTCCAATGGCCTCAGCTCCTTGAATTCGGCGCTTGGCCTTGGCACTGGCGAACACGACGACTCAACTGAGGCGCTCGAGAGAAAACTTGCTGAACTCAAGGCCAGGCAGACGGCAAGCGCTAATCTGGCAATCGCCACGGGTGAAAACACCGACGCGAACCAAAAGGCCATTGAGGCTCAGAAAGCGCTGGATACTCAGCTCGACAACATCAATCCGCTGAACAAGCGTAAGGCGGCTCAGGAGAAGCTGAATCAGCAGTTCAGAACGTTATACGAGAACGCTGAGAAAACAGGTCAGAAGTCCCCGCTGCTCGATGGTGTCAATTACGACGGCGGTAAGTTCTATGGCGGGGCCTACGATACGCTCCTGAAAGGGATTCAGGACAAGAATAAAGACCCGAAGGCAGCAGGCACGCAGGTCGACCTTACCGGCTTCAACAACGCCAAGAATGACCTGGCGGCGATCACCGACACCTACAAAAACTACCAGAAGGAACTGGAAGCGGCTCAAAAGGCCGGCCTGCTGTCTGAGGAAGACTATTTGCTGCGGCGCCAGGCGCTAATCGGCAATCAGCTCGGCCAAACCACGGCGGCATACGAGGCTGAGATTGCCGCACTGGAAGCGGCCAAGGCCAAGAAGGGCACCTCGGCCGCGCAGAGCATCCAGCTCGACCAGAAGATCGCCGATGCGCGCGCGGGCATGGCCAAGGCGCAGAAGGATGCGGACAGCCAGCTTGAGGTTTTGGCGACCAACGAAACAGGACGACTCGCCAAGCAGGAGCGGGCGATCAGTTCCTATGTTCAGGCACTGGGGCAGCAACAGCGCGCGCTGGAGCTTGCTGGGCAGCGTGCCGTGCTGGGTGTTGGTCAGGGTGATCGCCAAAACGCATTGAGCGGTCAGCTGAACAGCCAGCAAGACCGGTTTGCTCAGCAGTCGCTTGAGCTGGAAAACCAGCGCTCCGACCCGTCACGGAACATGTCGGAGGAAGAGTTCAAGCGGAAATCGCAGGCGCTCGCAGACGCGAACAAGGCCGCCACTGAGCAGATTCGGCAGAACTACGCTGATGTGGAGAACGCCCAAGGCGATTGGACGAAGGGCGCAACGGCTGCCTGGGAAAACTATCTGGATTCGGCAAAGGATATCGCCGGCCAGACCAAAAGCCTCTTCGGCAACGCCTTCAGCTCCATGGAGGACTCCATCGTCAACTTTGCCATGACCGGTAAGGCGTCGTTCTCGGATTTCGCCAAATCGATTCTGGCCGACATGGCGCGCATAGCGACCCGCCAAGCCAGCTCGGCACTGCTGGGCAGTCTGGTAGGGGCGGCTGCAAGCTACTTGGGCGGCAGCGCAGCGGGCGGCGGGAACGGTATGGCGGCCGGTTCTGCCGGTGCGACCTCTTCGAACTTGGGCGCGTCCTCGGCCGGTTACTCCAGCACCTACTTTCCACAGGCTTTGGGCGGCGCTTGGTCGAGCGGTGTGCAGATGTTCGCAGACGGCGGTGCGTTCACGAACTCAATCGTCAGCAAACCCACGGCGTTCGGCATGGCCAACGGCAAGACCGGCGTCATGGGTGAAGCTGGTGAGGAGGCGATCATGCCCCTGACCCGGACGTCGAGCGGCAAGCTTGGGGTCATGGCCATGGGCGGCGGTGGGGCTGGCGGAACGCAGATCAATGTCGAGGTACACATCGACGGTGACGGAAATGCATCGTCAACGGCTGACGCACCTGGCTATGACCTCTTCGGCAAGGAGCTGGCGACGTTCGTAGAGCATAAGTACCAAGAACTGCGGAGCAAGGACATGCGCCAGGGCGGCGTCATCAACAACGCAATCAAGGGGCGATGATGGCTATCGAAAGATTCACCTGGGCGACGGAGAAAGGCGCGGAGGGCGATATTGCCCAACGCGTCCGCTCCAAGAAGTTCGGCGACGGGTACGAACAGTCGGTCGAGGACGGCCTGAACAACCGGACGCAATCCTGGCCGGTGACCTTTACCGGCCTGAAGGCGCGCATCAAGGAAATCATGGACTTCATCGACCGACACAAAGGGGCGAAGGGCTTCCTCTGGGAGCCGCCCCTCGGCGAACTTGGCCTCTATAAGTGCAACGGCTACAAGCCAGTGCACCGAGGCGGCCAGGTCTACGCCATCACTGCGACTTTCCAGCAAACCTTTCATCCCTGAGATAACTGCCCATGGCACTGATCACGGACATCCAGAAACTGGAGCCCGGCGGCGAGATTCGCTTGTTCGAAATTGACGGTACCGAATACGGCGCCGATTATCTTCGCTTCCACGGTCACGCCATACCGCACACGCCAGAGGAATTGCTGGCCTATGAGGGCTCCGAAGAGGATCTGCCCGCAAAGTCGATTATCTGGCAGGGCCAGGAGTACGCGGCCTGGCCTGTGCAGATTGAGGGTATTTCCTCGAGCAGTGACGGCACCGCCTCTCGGCCAACGTTCGCCGCCGGCAACGTTAACGGGCGCGTCACGGCGCTGTGCCTGGCCTTCGAGGACATGCTGAAGTTCAAGCTGACGGTTCGCGAGACTCTGGCCCAGTACCTGGACGCCGCCAATTTCCCCGAGGGCAACCCAACTGCCGACCCGACCCAGGAGGCGCTGGAAATCTGGTACATCGACCAGAAAACCAGCGAGGACGGCGAGGCGGTGGTTTGGGAGCTGTCGTCCCCTGGAGAGATCGATAACCACGGTTTGCCCGGCCGACAGATGACGACCTTCTGTCACTGGGCCATGACCAACGGCTACCGCGGGCCTGATTGCGGCTATACCGGTGCAGCGATGTTCGACGACGAGGACAACCCTACGGATGACCCGGCCCTGGACCAGTGCAAGGGCTGTTTGTCGTCCTGCAAGCTGCGCTTCGGCGAGAACGAAGAATTAGGATTTGGGGGATTTCCAGCAGTGAGCCTCGTGTCCAGATCATAGTAGAATTGCCTTGTGGCTAGAGCATGCAACCCGAAAAGTCGACACCTAACCGACCTGCCACTCTTCTTCAGTTGGGTCTCACGCTTTAAGGGTGTGATTTGAAGATGAAATACCCAAAAGATTTGGTGGGCTTGCAGTTCGGCAGGCTCACGGTCATTAGCCAAGCGCCAAACCAGCGGTGATCGATGGTGAGGAGCGCACACTTGTAGAGTGGGCAAAAATTGCTGGGGTCGCTTCCGCCACCATGCGCAATAGAGTGAAGGCGGGGATTGTAGGTAGAGCATTACTTGCGCCACCGCGATCCAGAAAAATATCTGCTTAACCCAATGGCGCTACGGCGCCCTTTTTAGTGGGCGCGAATAATGCGAAAACACATCATCACCGCCATCCTGGCGCACGCGGCGGCCCAGTATCCGAAAGAATGTTGCGGCCTGCTGCTGGCCATCGGTCGAAAGCAGAAGTATTTCCCGTGCCGGAACATCGCCACGGAGCCGAACGAAGAGTTCCGTCTCGACCCCGAGGACTACGCCGCGGCGGAAGACTTGGGCGACGTGATCGGCATCGTTCACTCGCACCCGGACGCCACCAGCAGGCCGTCACCGCATGACTTGGCCATGTGCGAGGCCACGGGCTTGCCCTGGCACATCCTGTCATGGCCCGAGGGCGACATGCGCACGATCGCGCCCACGGGCTGCACGCCGCTGCTCAAGCGGCCCTTCGTGCACGGCGCCTGGGATTGCTGGCAGGTCTGCGCTGACTGGTACCAGCGTGAATGGGGGCTTGAGTTCGAAGCCTTCCAGCGCACCGACGGCTGGTGGGAGAGTGCGGAGAGCGCGAGCCTGTACGAGCAACATTACGACGCGGCCGGCTTTGTGCGAGTCGACCGGCCGCAGCGCGGCGATCTGATCGTTATGCATGTGGGCCGGACAGTTCACCCGAACCACGCTGGGATTTACCTCGGCACAGATCCGGCATTGCCTGGTGAAGATTCGGGCGCGTTCGGACCCGGCCCGTTCCTGCTGCATCACCTTTACGGAAGGCCGTCGGAGATCATCGTTTACGGTGGGCCGTGGCATGACCGGACGCGACTGATCCTTAGGCACAAAGACGCAAAACAACCAACATGACGCGGCATGGCCGCAGGAGAAAATATGCAGAGTGTAATTGAGTCAGCAGCTAAAACCGCCAGTGGCGAACCGGTCTGGCGGCTAACAAAGGGTTAGTTGCCTTTGTTTTCCAGCATTTTTTCGATGTAGGAAACGTCTTTCAGAATGACCTCAAGCGGCCATTCGTAGGCGTCTCTTGCTTCGCCGCTTTCGCATCCACCTGCAGGCACCTCTCTGAAAAACTGTGCTGCGCGTTGCAGCGCTTCTTCATTGAAACCTGGTGTCTGTTTCAATGCATGAGTAAGCGACAAAAGCGCCATGAGAACGCCGTGTTCAAAAGGTTTAACTTCGTATGCCACATTGACCTCCAGGTCATAAACGCGCCGATATTGGCGCCATCCCAGTCCTTGGGCTTGCAGGCGTAGGACCGGGTGATTTTCAGCTCGTCTTTGTCCTGACAATCAACTGCCATAGAACTTCAACAGAGGCGTCCTCATGCTGATGCCTGTTTTGTGGTGGGAAAGGCTGGCCAGCATTCGAAGTAATTTCATCGCCACACCCCTGACACCGATATATGCCAGAGACGGGAACCGTGTCCCCGATTTCATAAAGCGTGGTCCAGTGGGCGTGACCTGGTGAATTCGTTGTTGAAATAAATCGACGAGTGAATTCGGTTACATAAGCCATTGCGCTCTCCTTGTGCCAAGAGGCACAACGCTACTACGCTGAACGCCTGCCCAGTTACTGGCATTCCATCCACACTGGATGCCTGACCAGGCTTGCTTCAAAAGGGTCTGTCTGTTCGATCTTGTGATGGCGTAATGCTAGAGTGCGCTCACAATCACAGGAGTTGAACGATGGTGCGCACGGTAGCTGTTTTGATGGGTTTCGCTTTTTTGGCTGGCTGCGCTAACACGCAGGAGGTTGACGCTTGGCGAGCGGAGGCCCAGCGAACAACACCAGTATGCACGAGCGAAAATCAGTGCCAGGTGATGTGGTCTGCAGCGCGCGGCTGGGTTTTGAGTCATGCAGGGACGAAAATTCAAAACTACGGTACTGATTATTTCGACACATACAACCCGATACCGAACAGCCCATCGCTGGCCGCGCAGGTTTCCAAGGATGCCCTAGGCTCTGGCAAGCACAAGATCAGCGCAAAGCTATGGTGCGATAATATGTTCGGCTGCCAGCCCAATGCATGGCAGGCGCTTTTAGACTTCAACCGGACGGTGAATCAGGCGGGTACCGGTCAGTGACCGATTCGAAAAGGAGTACAGAATGCGAGTTTTGATAGCGGCGGTAGCGGTGGCGATGCTCGCGGGGTGTGTATCGCCGGGGGATCTTGAGGCGAAGGACCCGAGCATCGCCGCTAGTTCTGCCAAAGACCCGAAAAAGTATGCGCTCTGCGTATTTCCCAAATGGCAGGACGCGCGCAGCGACGTGACGATGTCAGAGACTGAGTACGGATATCGCCTTGTTGCAGCAAGCAACAACATGACAGATGAGCTGCTGAGTATCCGCAAGATTTCAAGCGGCAGTTCGGTGAAGCTGTTTCAGCGACTGGCCTGGGGTCCTGGATGGGGCAGAAGTGACATGGAGAAGGCAGTCCGGAACTGCCTATGAATAAATAAACACAAGCCGCCTCCGGGCGGTTTTTTTACGCTTGGAGTAAGTATGGCCGCGCTGACAATTGAATACCAACCGCTCACTACCGTCCTCCTCTACGGCCAGCTACGGCAGTTCGGAAGGTCATTCCGGCTGTCTGTGCGCTCACCAGCAGAAGCGATTAAGGCTCTCTGTGTTCAGCTTCCAGGCTTTGAACGGTTTATCTCAAACGCCAAGTCTCGAGGGGTTGAGTTTGCTGTTTTCCGGGGAAAAAACGCCCTTGGTGAGAAGGAGGTAGGGTTTTCAGGTGCCGGAGACATTCGTATCGCCCCAATTATCACCGGCAGCAAGCGAGCCGGGCTTCTCCAGACCATCATAGGTGCGGTTTTGATTGCCGTGTCCTTCATCCCTGGGTTTCAGGTGCTTGCCGCCCCCGGCATTGCTCTTGCGGCTGGTGGCGTAATACAGATGTTGAGTCCTCAAGCCACGGGCCTGAAGACCAGTGCTGCGCCAGAGAACACACCCGGCTACGCCTTCGGCAGCGCCAAGAACACCACTGCGTCGGGTAACCCGGTCCCGCTCTGCTACGGAAAGCGTCGGGTTGGCGGTGCGATTATCAGCGCCGCCATCTACGCCGAAGATCAGATGTAGCGAACACCTGAAACACCGCAGCCGCCCATGAGGCGGTTTTTTATTGCCTGGAGGAAAGCATGGGCGCAGCACGCATGATTGATATCCACGGCGCCAAGGGCGGCGAAGAGAAACCAAAGACGCCAACAGAAGCCCCGGATAGCCTGCGCTCCGTTGCCATCGCCAAAATCCTGATCGCGGTGGGCGAGGGTGAATTCGAAGGAACTCCCACGGCCAAGGACATTTACCTCGACAACACCCCGCTGCAAGACCCCCAGGGCAACATGAACTTCCCGAACGTGAAGTGGGAGTGGCGCACCGGAGCCGTGGACCAGACCTATATCCAGGGCATTCCGTCGATCGAGAACGAAACCACTATCAGTACCGAACTGCGCAGCGGCACACCATGGGTTCGGGCCATCACCAATACCCAGCTTTCGGCCGTGCGCGTGCGTTTCGCTTGGCCGGCGCTCCAGTCGGTAGATGCCAGTGGCAACATCAACGGTTACGCGATCGGCTACAAGGTCGAACTGGCTACTGATGGCGGCGCTTATCAGGAGGTTCTGAATGAGTCCGTGTCGGGGAAGACCACCAGCCTTTACGAGCGCACCCGCCGAATCGATTTGCCCAAGGCAACCACCGGCTGGCTGATGCGCATCACTCGCCTGACGCCCAACCAGAACAACAACAAAATCTCCGACACGATGCAGATTGCCGGCTTCACAGAGGTGATCGACGCGAAGATCCGCTACCCAAATACTGCGCTGCTATACATCGAGTTTTCAGCCGAACAGTTCCGCAGCATCCCGGCAGTAACCGTCGAGACCAAGCTGAAGAAGATGCAGGTGCCGAGCAATTATGACCCTGTGTCTCGTACCTACTCGGGCGTTTGGGACGGAACATTCAAGCAGGCCTGGACCGATAACGCGGTTTGGATGACTTACGACATCACCACCGCAGACCGCTTCGGACTTGGCCGCCGCATTAAACCTTGGATGGTGGACAAGTGGGAACTGTACCGAATCTCGCAGTACTGTGACCAGCTGGTACCGGACGGAAAGGGCGGTCAGGAGCCTCGCTTCATCTGCAATCTGAACCTACAGAGCAAGGCTGACGCTTGGTCGCTGCTGCGCGATATCTCCGCGATCTACCGGGGCATGACCTACTGGGCCCAAGGCCAGGTGTTCACACTCGCGGATATGCCGCGCGCCACCGACTTCGACTTCGCCTACACCCGGGCGAACGTCATTGACGGCAAGTTCACCTATTCCAGTGCGTCGGAGCGCACCCGGTACACCCGGGCGCTGATCAGCTACGACAACCCGCTGAACAACTTCGACACCGACGTCACCGCAGTGACCGACTCCAAGCTTCAGCGGCGCTACGGGGACAATCCGCTGGAGATCAGCGCTATCGGCTGCACCCGTGAGTCGGAGGCCCAGCGCCGCGGTAAGTGGGCGCTGCTGACCAACTCCAAGGACCGGGCGGTTACTTTCAGCGTCGGCATGGATGGGCGTATCCCGTTGCCTGGGTATGTGATCCCGATCGCTGACGAACTTATTGCAGGTCGGCCTGTGGGCGGGCGCATCTCGGCGGTGAACGGCAAGGTGATCACACTCGACCGTGATACCCAGGCCAAACCCGGCGACCGGCTGATCCTCAACCTGCCTGACGGCAAGTGTGAGGGGCGCACCGTGCAACTGGTCAGCGGCCGGCAGGTCACCGTGACCGTGGCCTACTCCGTGCCGCCTGAGCGCGAACTGGTGTGGGCGCTGGACGCTGACGACCTGGCCATTCCGCTTTATCGCGTGGTCAGCGTGGCCAGGCCGGAGCCTGGCGTGTTTGAAATCTCGGCTGTGCAGTACGACCCGAGCAAGTTTCCTCACATCGACACAGGCGCCCGGCTGGAAGAAAGGCCAATCAGTGTTGTCCCGATCACCGTAGTTCCGGCACCGGGAAGCGTGACGCTGACGTCGAGCTACGCCGTGAATCAGGGCATCGCGATCAACACCATGAACATCTCATGGCCTGCCGTGGCTGGCGCGGTCGCGTATGACGTGGAGTGGCGCAAGGACAGCGGCAACTGGATCAAGCTGCAGCGCACGGGCGCGACAAGCGTAGATGTCACCGGCATTTACTCGGGCGCCTATTTGGCCCGCGTTCGGTCGGTGAGCGCCTTCGAGATCTCTTCGATCTGGAAGAGTTCCAACCTGACCAACCTGGAAGGGAAGGTCGGCTTGCCGCCGGCGGTAGCATTCCTGACCACCACCAGCGAACTGTTCGGCATCGGCATTCGCTGGGGTTTCCCTGCTGGCGCCGAGGACACCCAGCGCACCGAGCTGTGGTATGGCCCTGCGAACGACCTGGCGGCGGCGACCAAGCTGGCCGACCTGGCTTATCCGCAGGCGGATTACCGTATGCAGTCTCTCCTGGCGGGCGCCACCCTGTTCTTCTGGGCGCGCCTGGTGGACCGTACCGGCAACATCGGGCCGTTCTACCCTGTTGTGAATGGTGTGATGGGTCAGGCTGGCTCGGATGCCACGCCCGTCCTTCAACTGCTTACGGGGAAATTAACGAAGTCCGAGTTGGGCGAGGATCTACTCAGCGACATTGAGAAGATCCAAGACCTTCAGGACCAGATCGACGCATTGGACGGGCTCGGCGCATACGTTCCGGGTCAAGTCTATCTGAAAGGGCAGATGGTGGTGGCGGGTGATCGCATCTACCAGGCGAAGGATCAGGTACCAGTTAGCAACCCGCCCCCCAATGCCACGTACTGGGAGGACGTAGGGCAGTCGTTGGAGGCAGCCAACGGTTTGGCGCAGCAGGTCAGCACCAATACCACCGATATTTCCAAGATCGGTGGCGTGGTCACTGCGCAGGCCGCTACCACAAACGCGCTGCGTGCTGCGGCGCGTGACGATAGCGGTAGCGGAGCCAAAGCGGATGCGTTGAAAGGTTGGGCCAGCACCTCGGCAATCGCCGTTCAAGAAAAGGTAATCGCATCAAACGAAGAGGCTTCGGCGCAGCGCCTCACAACGTTGGATTCAAAGGTTAACCAGAACGCTGCAAACGTGACGCTTCTGGAAAGCACGGTGGCCAACAATAAACAGGCATCTGCGCAACAAGTGGCACAGGTAAGTGCCGAGGTCGCCTCTGCCAAAGACGGAGTTGCTACCAACAAAGCAGCGATTCAACAGACGAGCTCTGCACTCGCCGATACCAATGACAAGCTGTCGACTATTTGGTCGGTGAGGATGGAGACCACCGCCGGCGGCCAGAAGTATGCCGCGTCGTTTGGCCTGGGCCTGCAGGTCGATCCGTCTGGAGTGTCGTCGCAGTTCGTGGTCAGGGCTGACACGTTCATGCTGCTGAACCTGGCAAGCGGTACGCCGGTGTCACCCTTCGCGGTTACTGGTGGGCAGACATTCATCAACTCTGCATTTATCCAAGACAGCACGATCACCAACGCCAAGATTGGCGCATATATCAGTTCCACAAACTACATCGCAGGGCAGCAAGGCTGGATCCTCAACAAGGACGGAACTTTTGAAATCAACGGAATTGTCCCGGGGCAGGGGCGTTCAATGATGACAAATCGATCTCTGCGGTTCTGGGATGTGAACAACGTCAAGCGGGTTCAAATTGGAGACCTCACAGAATGAGTTCAGGTATGCGGCTATGGAGTTCTGCGGGGAACCTGGTGCTTGATGAAAACTCATTCACGGTAAGGGTCGTTTATTCGGCCCTGGTTTCACAATCAGGAAGGAGTCTGTACATCCCAATCCCCGGCGTAACCATTGCTACCTGCACGGGCGTCTGCCTCCCAAACGGAAACTGGTCGAGCAGTTCGAGCAGTCAGGATGCGGGCAACTGCCAGTTTGACGTCCAAGTCATGGATCGCGGCGTAACGGTCTGGTTCTGCAAGCGTGATATGCCGACGGGCAGAATCGGGGTATCAACACAAAGACTGCTAGTACTGAGATACAGATAATGACGTACGGTTTAACTTTTACGAATAATGCGGACGTAGTTACGCTGGACTCCGAATTCTCAAGACTAGTCGTCTTGTATTCGGCCAGGTACTCGGGAGGCGCCGCATTCCCCTACCCAATAACATCAGCAGAAGCCCCCCTAATATTTGTAAGGCCAGATGCAACCGCGGCCTTTCAATGGGTTCGCCTTCTAGGCTCACCAGGGAACTGGACAGGTTGGACCAATAACGCGGGCGGAACAGGGACATACTTCCTGGCTGCATACCAATCAAGGGAGACGGACACGTACGGAATGCGCTTATGGGACGGCGGAGCCAAGCTTTTGTTTGACAGCGGAACGCCTTGCGCGCAATTCACGAATGTAATTACCGGATGGAACTACTTAGGCGCTTCTAACCAGTCCGTCGGCAGATGGGTTTACAACTGGAACACGTCCGTTCCATTGAATACCGGTAACTACATGTTGATAAACAATATTGCGATGGATATGCCGGGGCGAGATACTTACTCAAAGTTAAGTTGCACATGGAATTTTGCTAACAACACCATCACGGCGACACTACAGAATATAGGCGACTACGGCAGCGGAAGTTTTTTCCTGCCCCTTCTGTTTGCTAAGCCCGTTTCCTAGTCAGCTATAGCTGCAAAAAATATTAATTTTTGGGAGTAACTTATGGTTTGGCAAAGAACCGGGACAGTTGCTGTCCAGAACGGCAGCACGACAGTCACAGGATCAGGTGTGGATTTCGCCGCATCCTCCAGGGTGGGTGACTCGTTCATCGGCCCGGATGGCGTCAGCTATGAGGTTGCCAACGTCGCGAGTGGCACAGTGATCTCGATCCTGCCTCCTTACAAAGGCCCGACCGCCAGCGGCGCGGCTTACGCAATCATGCCGGTGCAGGGCTACGACAAGATGCTGTCTGATGCCTTCAATAATTTGAACAATCAGTTTGGGCCAAAGTTGGCGGCGCTGGGCACTACAGGTAACTATGACATTTTGCCGCTAACCAAGGGCGGAACCGGTGCAACAGATCAGCCAGGCGCAAGAACGGCTCTGGGGCTCGGAACCGCAGCAACTTCAACGCTAGTTACATCGCCAACGGACGCTACGGCGGGGCGGTCTCTAACCGTTGGCTATGGCGGCCTAGGCTCTAAGGACAACGCTCCATTTGTGGGGGTCGGGCTTAACCCTGACTCTTACAGGACGGGTGCGATAAGCATATGGGGGCAATTCGTAATTGCAGGTGTCGGTTCTTTTACTGGTTTTCTATCAGTAATCCCAGCTGACAATCTTAATCTGTGGCAGTCGATGGTAAATGGGGCCACAGGTGCAAGGTATGAGCGCGTCCAGTCCGGAGGCACATGGGGTGCGTGGACTCCCGTAATATCCGGCGCAAATGCAACGCTAGACCCTGCAAGTGGCGGCCTGATGTGGGCTGGCGCCGTAAGCGGTTTCAGCATTTTCAAGTATGCGAATGGGCAGATGTGCATGCTCGGTACTGCCCCGACTACCGGAAACCTCCCAGCAAACTCGATAAACTACCTCACAGTTACCATCCCAAGCGGCCTTGTTTCAAACACCGGCCTGGCGCGGCCAGTGGCTTCGGTGCGAGCTACAGCCGCCAACGACCATTACGGGATCATCTCTTGTGACCTGGCGACCCCAACCAGCATTAGCATCATCTTGCGGTCAGGCGCCACCGCTCAAACTTACAACGTCAACGTCTCTGTATGGGGGCAGTGGAAATAATGAAAATTAAACTATGGGCTGATCTGGTTAGCTGGCCTCTTGAGGCGTCCGTGTCTGGTGACGTCATCACGATAAACGGTGAGGCTATCGATCTTTCCGGCATACCCGATGGTTACCGACTGCCAGGAAGTGCGGTAGGCAATAAGTTCTTCGTTGAATCCGAGTTCGTCGAGCGAAAGGGCAAGACACTGCACTTTACGCTGCGCCTTCCGGTTTCCTGGGATAGCCCAGAGGAATATCGGAACCCAGCAGGGCCAATCATCCTTGATGCACGCAGCGGCCCGGTAAAATTCCCAGACATAACGCCAATCAAGCCTACGACCGCCGAGGTTATCGAGCCTGGCGAGCAATTGGAGGTAGCACAAGATGGTGGATCTATCGAAGCTTGAGTTGGTGAAAACCGACCAGGACGTTAAGGATCAAGTGGACTTGGACCGGGCGCGTGCGTACCTGCGCGAAACTGACTGGCATGCCTTTGCGCTGTTTGAGGATGGAACGCCCATCCCTGAGGATGTTCGATTGGCGCGCACCGCTGCGCGAGCGACTATCAGCCGCCTGAGTCCGGCTACCGCGGACTGAGCCGTAGCGCAATACCACGACCGCCTTGAGCGGTTTTTTTCCGCCTGGAGAAAAGTATGTCCATCAACGAGCAGCAGTTGCTGCAGATCCTCCCGAACGCCGGCCGCCAAGCCGGCGTTTTTGTTCCTGCACTGAACGCCGCCATGAATCGTTACGGGATTGTCGGCACCGCCCGCGCGGCTGCATTCATCGCCCAGGTTGGTCACGAGTCGGGGCAACTTCGGTACGTTCGCGAGATATGGGGCCCAACCGCCCAGCAGCTCGGATATGAGGGCCGCGCCGATCTTGGCAACACGGTGAAGGGGGACGGCTCCAAGTACCGTGGACGCGGCCTGATCCAGATCACCGGCCGGGCGAACTACGAGGCGTGCGGGGAGGCGCTGGGCCTGGACGTGATCAATCAGCCTGATCAGCTCGAGCAGCCGCAATACGCCGCAATGTCGGCGGCGTGGTTCTGGTCGACCAAGGGCCTGAACACGCTGGCCGATCAGGGCGAGTTCGTGAAGATCACCCGACGCATCAATGGTGGACTTACTGGCCAGGACGACCGCCAGGCACTGTATGACAAGGCGCTGCAGGTGCTGGCATGACGCCGGTGCAGAAGCTGGCCGGTCTGGTGGTGCTGATCCTGGTGCTGATGGCGGCGGCATCCGGTGTTACCTGGCAGGTGCAGGACTGGCGAATGGGTAAGAAACTCGCCGAGCAGGCCGGGCTGCACAAGGATGACCTGGCCGCGATCAGCAATGCCGCCGCCAACCAGGCACGCGCCGAGCAGGAAAAGCGCCTGGTCACCGAGCAGCAACTCGCCAAGCAGGACCAACAGCACACGAAGGAATTATCTGATGCCAAAACCAACCAGGCTCGCTTGCGCGATCGCCTTGCCACTTCTGATCTGCGGCTGTCAGTCCTCCTTGCCGAGGATTCAGCCGGTAGCTGCAACGTGCCTGCCGCCCCCGGCACCGGCGGCGTGGTTCATGCAGCCCGTCGAGCCCAACTTGACCCAGCGCATGCTCAACGAATTATCGGCATTACCGATGCCGGTGACCAAGGACTGATCGCGTTGCGGGCGTGCCAGGGCTATGTGCGTGAAATTGCACACTGACTGATAGCAGGGTTGAAATGTAGAAATTCAAAACCCTATAGGTTCGCGACCCCGTGGCTTTTATTTTTGCCTCCGTCCTTTAAATTCTGACGAACGCTGCGGCGAGATTTTCAGTGACATGTCTCTGACCCGCCGCTGCGATGGGATGACTGCGTTCGGTCAATGGAAGGCACAAGGATGCATGTATTTCATAACCGTTTTAACTGTCAAGGTTTTCGCAGTTGCCGCTTAAACGCTGAAACATCCAAACCATACGCTCTGTTAATATATAAGCATATAGGTGTCTAAAGTCCCTCGTCGCAGTTGGGGCTACCACAGGCTTGACGACATCTTTCCGTTGCGGCACTCATGTTGTCCACATCGTTGCAGGCATAAACAGTGAACCATTTTTCTTTTGCTGCTGCACACGCTTGAGACTTGTACGGCACGCTTACGGTCTGCACCGGGTCGGACGGCGCGCACTGGTATTTAACGTTAAGTACTTTCATACCTCCGTCATTCGCCAGTTTTACGACGATGTCGTCTAATTTTTTGCTGCGTTCTGCACGAGCATTAGCTGTTGCGGTGTCCATCCCTGCCATATTTTGTAAGGAGGTGTTCGCATTGCTCTCCCTCACTGCGGCACTTCCTGATCCCGCATTTCGATTGAGTGCGGAATTTATGGTGGCGCCCGATATCGTTGAAATTGTGCTGTTATTGTTTGCGTAAATGGTAGTGGCAGTACCAGCGATAGCCGCTACCGCACCTAGCGTTTCAACGTTAAAGATACTATTTTTCTTGGACTCTGCCTCTTCACGTTTTATATCTGCCTTCCATTTGTCGACAAATTTAGTGTGATTTTCGTTGACGCTCGCTATGTACTCGCTGATTGCCTCGGGCGTGTTCAGGCCTTGGTATGATTTTGCTCCATTTTTTAATAGTTTATTTATGGTGTTTGCCCATATAGGAAATTTTGATGGTCCGGAGCGCGCTGGTGCATAGGGGCCAGGTTTTTCAATAGAAAAGTTAGCTCCCATAATTGCGTAGTCAAGTGCTGTTTTGCCATCGGAATCTCTCCCTTTTCTGCATGGTAAATTAACGTCGGCTCCATTATTTATAAGGTAGTCTATTGAACTAATGGCCAGGGGGTTGGTGCTGCCAAGCATGGCGCACAAAGGTGTCATAGGGTCGGTGCTACTTTCTAGAGGTAGATAATCATTCACTCCAATCTGCTTGGTAATCAATAGTTGGTTTAGTTCTTCAGGTCTTCCCTCAACATACGCTTCTATAGCAGGGGTAGAACAACCTTGAAGTGCCACGCAGCCGACCACGCAGCTCAAAGCCCTAAGTGCGAAAACTATTCGTTTCATCCAACCATCTCCTTAATCGAATAATAATTTTAGAGACTATAGGCCAATGGTGGCACTTTGATAAGCCTATCGATTTCGACATGAAAATAGCTGAAATTGATCACTCTGACGGCCTGCCAGGCGTACGTCAGGATGATTGCCGCTCCCTCTCCATCAGCAGCCGCTGATTCTCCCTGAACAGGAGATCGTGCTGCTCGGCGATCAGCTCAAAGCTACGGGTCTTCCCGCCCAGTTCCGAGTTGGTCAGGTTCAGCCTGGCGATATTGTCGAGTGTCTTCTTGAGTTCGGCTTAGGTGGAGGCTTTGCCGGTTACCAGGTCATTGTTCATATGTATCAGCCCTTGGATGTTCTCGTGGGCGCTACGAAGCTGCTGATTGAGATCGGTATCTGTTATCGAGATTTGACCATGGCGCGATTGAGGCTACGAGAGGCGGTCAGTTCGGTGTCATAAGGACGGCGAGGGCCAACTTGATAAATTCTTCATTGCTGTCGATGGTTTCCAGTGCGCCGCGCACGTTTTCGGCTACATCCGCGGAGCCACGCTGCTCTACCCAGTTTGATAGCTCCATGATTGAGGCTTCAAGAGCGAGCTGATTTTCGTAGAGCTTGGAGAGTAGGGAAGGGAGTAGGTCTGTGTTCGGCATGTCTGTTCCTCCTTGGAGTGAACAGCTTAGCAGGGGTCTTAATCTTGGATTTGATTTAGGTCGACAGGACGCCGAGGAATGGAAATTGCGGTGCAGGGGGAAAAATTGCGGAGCAAAAAAAGTAAGGGCCTGCTCAGGTTTCCCTGGCAAGCCCTTGATATCTATGGTGCCCGAACCCGGAATCGAACCGGGACGCCCTTACGAGCGGGGGATTTTAAGTCCCATGCGTCTACCAGTTTCGCCATTCGGGCGGTAGCGCGGTTAAGCAGGGTTGGGAATATATAG